CGCTCGGACGGCCATCACGATCCCCCGCGCTGCCAGCGCCGCCAGTCGGGCCAGCAGCACCACCGATGCCGCCAGGAATGTTGATGCCGCCGCCGCCGCCAGAGCCCGCGCCAAGGCCGCCGCCACCGATGGCGCCGCCGCCGCCTACACCGCCGCTCGCGCCCATCCCACCGGTGGCGCCGCCGCCGAAGAACTGCGCGCGCCCGCCCCCAGCGCCTGCCTGCGCATAGCTCTGGAAATCCACCAGCGCTTCGAACACGCCTGCCTTGACGATGCGTTGCGCGCCGCTCCCATCGCCGCCCTCGCCGCGCCGGTCCTCGATTTGGCCCTCTGCGTTTGGGAACGGTAGCGCGCTCAGAAAGTCGTCGTACTTGCCGCCGCCCCCCATGTCGGCGAACTTGAAGACCGCACCGGGCAACCCCGGCACTGTTGATCCGGGCGGCGTCGGCACGAATGGCGGTTTGAACGCGGGGGGCAATGGGGGCGGCGGCATTTGCACGGGCGCTCCCAAGGTGCCAGCGGCCGTCTTCTTTGAATCAACCCACTTTAGAAAGTCGTCCCATTGCTGCTGATATCTCTCCATCTTTTCCATTTCGGAAGTCAGCCAAGGGAAAAGCGGCGTCGCGACCTTGTTCTTCAATTCGTCCCAAGTTTCGCCAAGGTTTACCAGACCCTCTATGTACTTTTGCGCGGCCTCCTCTTGTTCATTTGTTCTCGGAGTCAGTTTTGCGAACGTCGCTGCAACCTCATCCGCAGATACCCTCAGCAACTCGGCATTTAGGTGCAAATCGGTGAATAATTGCTGCGCCCGATATTGACCGTTCGGCAGCGTCAAAAGCGTATCTTTGAATTTGAAGACTTCGACTAGTTGCTTTCCCTCGTCTTTCAACCCCTTTAGTTTCGACGCCAGAGGCCCGGCGCCCTTGGCGTACAACTCCATCGCGCTGCCCTGATTGTACTGCAGGGCTCCCATCGCATCGTGAAATCCCTTAAGGCCCTGCATCATTGACTGCGATGAAACGCCAACCTTCTGAGCCGCGACGCTCCAAGCGCGAATTTCGCGCTCGCTCATGCCCAGTTCTTTGCTGGCGAATTTCAGCTCAACGAGCTTGTCGGCCACGTCGCTGAAGGTTCGCAGGATGACGCCTGCGGCCACGCTAGCGCCTGCAGCGCCGAGCCCGAACGCGCCCAGAGACGGAACGATGGATGTTATTTCCTTGCCGACGCCCTGGATCGTCTTGCCGAGAGTCCCGAAGGTCTTGTTCAGGTCATTTACGGCCGGCTTGATCCGCTGCGGCATTGCGCCGATTTCGCGGCCCCACGTGCGGAGAGCCGCGAGGCTTTCCTCTGTCGAAATCGTCGCCCGCATGCGCAGGATATCGTCAACCATTCCAAGCTCCGATGGCGGTTGACTTTCAGGTCATCCGCGTTTTTTCCATCTTTCGCCGGCCGCAAACATTCGATCGGTCCAGAATATATGGTCAAACACTTCTTCTATAGGCAGCGCCAAAAACTCCGCCGGGTTTCGTCCGTAAATCTCCGCGAGGCGATAACAGTTTATCACCGCGGCGTCTGGCGCCACCCTTCGGCCACCTACCGTCGTAGAAAAAAACCGTATAACAACAGCTCGCTGCAATGATCGAAATCGTCGCCGTCCATGCTCTGGATCGTCGACAGCGGCACTTGGGCGAGAGTCGACATGATCCGCCCCATAGGCCCCGGGCTTGCCCTGTAAGCGCCTGTCGTCATTTCGATGTGATACGGATAGACATCCCCGAGCGCCATGATGTCGCCGCCGGTCGGCCTGCGAAAAGTCAGCTCTTTGAGCGTCGCGCCAAAAGCCTGCACCGGCTTTCGCAATTCAATCACCAGTTCTTTCGGCCGCACGTTTTCGTCTGCCGGCGGTTCGGCCTCCTTGACCGGCTCTATCTTTCGCGGCTGCTCTGTCATTCAATTCCCCTCCCCTCCCTTAAATCTCGTCGCAACTGATTCCCTCGAACCTGATGCGAAACTGGCCGTCGTGCGAGTTGATATCGAGCGGCGGCTTGCACCACGCGTTGTGGAGCACGTAGCTCTTTTGATTGATCAGGTCAGCCTGGATTGTCGAGTTCGTGATCTGCTCCAAGACCTCGATCGACACTTCCGGCAACGTCGACATGTCGCATTCGATGTAGGGGACGCGCGGCAGCTCCTGATAGCCGTGGACGTAGTCCTGGCCGGCGATCCCGGTGCGCTCGACCGGCGAGCCAGACACCGTCAGGTTGCCCTTGAGCGGATACATGTTGCCGTCGACCTTGATGGTCGCGGTGCCTGCTATCGGTCCAGCCATTGTGCTCTCCTATGTTTCGTGGATCAGGCGGCGACCCTCTGGCGCAGCATCGACACGCCGTCCTGCAGCGTGACCTTCTGAAAGCAGCGGATCGCGGATGTCGGGCAGGCGTTTACGATGTTGACGCCGCGGCTGCGCAGGTGCGGCACATAAACCGAAAAGTGTTCCGCCCATTCAGCCCAGCGCCCCGCGCTGCGCGCGCGCTGCTTTTCTCCGAAGTTGAGAAATCCGCCGTCATAGTTTCCGTCGTAGTCGAAGCCGAACAGCACGATTTCCCGCGCTCGCTTGTGGATGCAGACTTGCAGCGCGCCGAAGCTGCTGGTGCCGCCGCCGTAAATCTCGCCGGGATTTTCCGCGACGCCCAGGCCGTCGAGCCGCTTCAAAAGCGTGATGTTCTTCGATGGATACGGAACGCCCCCGACCTGATCCGGGGGCACGGCCCAATAGACGCGGCTTTGCACGCCGGCGAGCCGATCGCGCCACTCTATGTACCGCGCCATATTGACGCCGAAACCCGCATCGGCCCATGGGATTTCGAACACCGTGCGCTTCACGGCGAGAACGTGCGCGCCGCGCAGCCGCTCGAAATCGAACCCCAATAGCGATGGCCCGCCGCCGATCACGGCAACGGGCTTGTCGTCCCAATAGGGCTTCGCTATTTTGCCGAACGGGTCCGCCATTAGGGTGCTCGATTTCCTTTGGCCTGATTTTCCCTTGCTGGGATCTTGCGTTGATCCGCCCACGCGGGCGTGGCACAGTTCGCGCCGTTTGGCTTCGCGCGACATTCGGTCGCTAAACCACGCCACTCCTTTTTCTTGAGGGCAACGAAAAACTCCGGTGTTGCCGGGAATTCTTCGCCACACTTTTTGCACTGCCTTTTCATACGCGCAACCTTTATGCAGCAATGGCTGTATCCACGCCCCTATTATACTGAAGGCGAAACTGGGCTAACACCGCAAAAACACGGAGTTGATTCACGAGATCGGGCGGATAGAGAACGTTAAGGCGATTCGGGTCGTTGCTGTCTCTTTCCACGATTAGATTGGTTTTGAATGCGTCTCCGTTTTCTGTAAGACCTAAGAATTCGTCCTGGCGATACTGCGAAATCAGCTCTGCCTTGATGGTTTTCGGCGTCACGATCGCCTGCCCGGCGCCGAACCGCGTGCCATCATCGGCGAGTTTCGAGCGCGGAAATTTCGAGGTTATCGCCTGCCGCTGACGCCGGAACAGCGCCGATAGCGTGGCGAGCGTCGGCACCAGCTCGTAAGCGTCGTCGCCCTGGCCGTACAAGTTGAACTGATAGGTGGTCGTCTCCCGCAGGATACCGGGCGTTCCTGCGTCGCTCGCCGCCTGCGTCGCGATGCCGACGCCCGAGAGATCGTTGCACTGCTTCTTGTTGAACCGCTGATGCTTGGGCGCCGGCAGGCAGCCGTCGAGGCTCAAGGTCTGCAGAGGTCGCGCCGGATCGTTCAGCAGCGCGCGCGCGGCCTTTGCGGTGTACGCCGCGGCCCAGCACCACGACGGCGTCGGCGAATGGTGCTCGACGCCCATGATCGAGAGCACGCCGCTGTTGTTGCTCGGGCCGTACTCCATCAGATCCATGTAGCCGGTGTTGTCACCGGCAGCGGTCACGCCGATCCTCGCCCCGAACACATGGCCGTAGAGCTGGCGCATCCACCCCCATCTGCCGACGTCGCTGAAGCCGTATTCCGTTTCGAGCAGCGCCAGCGTTGTGCTGTCGGTGTAGCCGGTCGCCACGTACTCGTAGATTTCATCGCCCAGGTTTGCGAGCGCTTTGGTGATGTCCACCGTGCCGGTACCGCTGCTGAGCTTGTTTCCGGTCGGGACCGTGATGCCGAGCCCGAATGGCACCTGCTCGGCCGCGAGCAAGCCGCCATAGGCAAGCCGCACGTCGATCTCGTTTGCCTCGACGCCCTTCCACTTCGATGTCAGCGTCACCACGCCTGCTGCCGCGGCTGCGACGACCGGCATCGAGGGGTCGGCGTTGATCGCCGCTGCGATGTTTGTCCCGGTCACGTCGACCGTCTCGCCGGCGGCGACAAAAACCTGAACGCGTCGGCCGCCGATGTAGACCGGGAGCGTGCCGGCGGAAGCTGCTGGCGTCGTCACCGTGATGGCGCCGGTGGCGACGACGCCCGCGGTCGCCTCTGCGATCGGAAGCACCCACAGCTCCTGCGCAAAATTGTTTTGCGTGAAGAACTGCACCATGGCGTCGAGCATCGAGCCGTAACCGAACAGCACGCGCGCATCGGCTTGCGACGGCACCGGAATCGGCACGTCGGGGATCGCGGTGCCGTTTGGGAGCATTGTGCCGATTATCAGGGAGGTTAAACGCGAGCGCGGATACCCCGCCATGCTTGGATCCACCTCCACCCAAAACAGTGGCATGCGCCAGTTTGACGGGATGCTGTTGAAAGATACGGGCATCGCGCGATCTCCTTCTCAATTCGGCTTTTGCTTTGCGGTCTCGTCGACGTCGTACTGGACGATGACCTGTTGAATTTCGGCAGGATCGGTTTGCGCCGTTGGATAACGGCTCTCGACGTGGAGGGTGTTGAACCAATCGGGGATATTCGGCGGGAATATCGTCTGGCCGAGCGTCACGACCCAAAGGCTGCGGATTTCGTACAGCGTAGTTTCGCCGATCTTTGCGACTTGCGCTTCTTCGTCCATGCTCTCGAAGCCGTTCGACATATTCACGAACAAAGGATTGCTGAGCAGCATGTCTTCTAGTTCTTCCATGGTGTCGTGAAGCGCCAACACGTCGTCCTGCGTTGCTGTCGGCGCGTGAATTCCAACGGAGAACCCCAGCGTCAATTCCCTCTGGAATTTCGGCTCGGCTTGATTCGACTGGCCCCACGCCACGCTTTTGCGGCGCCCTCGATAGATGCCGAGCACCGGCAAGTCCTGCGGCGTCACTTGCAGCATCGGCGTCTTGCGGTAGGTCTTGAACCGCGCGCCGAAGCCGGCGACCGCGAGATCGAAAGCGGCCTTGTGCACCTCGGATGCGGTGTTGCCGTAGTTGATCATCCGGGCGGCTCCTGCGTGCGCAGCAAGAGCGTGATGCCGCCCTGGCCGTCCCAATCGCTGTCGCCAATCCAGTATTTGTTGCCGAACGCCGGATGCGTCGGTTCGGTGATTTCGACCATGTCGCCGCGATCGGGCACCACGGTGAAATCACGCGCGCGGATGCCGAGCGAGGTTTGCTGATCGGAAAAGATGACCTCGTCTTCCATCTGCACGTCGAGCGGCGCGGACGAAAACACTCCGCGCGCCACGACCGGGGGCGCCCCGGGGCTGCTGACGGTCAGCGTAAAGCTGCACGCGACGCAGAAAATCCCCACGGTCCTGTCGAGCACCAGGGCGTCTAAATCCACGAGCATTGCTTTTCCCTAAGTCGAAATCGCTATTGCGAATTTGCAGTCGACCGCTTGCTTCACCGGAACGTCCCGCGTTCCCGATCTCAGCTTGATGAAGGCGACGGCGCGCGCCCATGCCTTGTCGATTACGATGCCGCTGTTCTCTCGGGCCGTGATCGAGATTTCGAGTCCCTCGTCATCGAACAGGTCGCTATAGAAATTTCCGTCCGTCGAGACTTGGAACGTCATTTTGTGGGGCATGTTGCCCTTGGTGTATTCTCCCGGCACCGTGATGCGGACGATGGTGCCCGCCGAGCAATCGACGCCGTCCGAAAGCGATTCACCCGCCGCGATGGTCGGGCCGTCGATGATGGCAAGTGGCATCGTTATCTCCCGCAGTTTCAGCCAGTATTCGAGATCA